ATATCAATGAGGATATTATTGATGAAACTGGAACAGACAATACTGAAAAACCTAATTTACAATGATGAGTATCTACGCAAAGTTCTACCTTTCATAAAATCGGAATATTTCTCCGACAAAACAGACAAAACAATTTTCAACGAAATCTCTTCTTTCGTTGATAGTTATAACTCGACACCGACAATCGAATCTATCGTTCTTTCTATTAAAGAGAAAAGAAACCTGACCGAAGAAGAAGTTGAAAGATGTGAATCATCTCTGAAAGAAATCGAAGAAGGTAAAAAAGAAGAATCCAAAATTGAATGGTTGATTGATAAGACAGAAAAGTTTTGTCAAGAAAAAGCAATTTATAATGCCGTTCTTGGTTCCATTTCTATTCTCGACGGAAAAGATAAGAACCTTGATAAAGGATCTATTCCAAAATTATTGTCAGATGCTCTGGCTGTGAGTTTTGACAATTCTGTTGGCCATGATTATTTGGAGAATAGTGATGAACGATATGAATTCTACCACAAGAAAGAAGAGAGAATACCTTTCGACCTTGAGTTTTTCAATAAGATTACAAAAGGTGGTCTTCCTGCTAAGACTCTTAACATTGCCCTTGCTGGCACTGGTGTTGGTAAGTCACTTTTTATGTGTCATGTTGCCGCTTCTTGCATGGTACAAGGCAAAAATGTTCTGTACATCACGATGGAAATGGCTGAAGAAAGAATCGCCGAAAGAATAGACGCAAATCTACTAAACGTAACTGTTGACGATTTGATTGACCTACCTAAGGAGATGTACGATAGAAAAATCTCTAAACTCAGAGAAAAGACTGTCGGTAAATTGATTATCAAAGAATACCCTACCGCAGCTGCGTCTGTAACACACTTCAGGACATTACTAAATGAGCTCAATCTTAAAAAAGGCTTCGTACCTGATATTATCTTTGTTGATTATCTTAACATTTGTTGTAGTGCTCGCGTTAAAGCTGGAGCAAACGTCAACAGTTACACCTATGTTAAGGCTATTGCCGAAGAACTGCGAGGTCTTGCAGTTGAGTTCGGAGTACCAATTGTTTCTGCTACACAAACAACACGATCAGGTTATACAAGTTCCGACCCAGGACTGGAGGACACAAGTGAGTCTTTTGGTCTGCCAGCAACCGCAGATTTGATGTTTGCTTTGATTTCTTCCGAAGAACTGGAAGAACTCGGTCAGATTATGGTGAAACAGTTGAAGAATCGTTATTCGGATCCAACACATTATAAAAGATTCAGTCTTGGCATTGACAGAGCTAAGATGCGCCTGTATGATGTGGAACAATCTGCACAAGACGGACTGGCTGATGCTGGTATCACAGACAAGCCATTAAACACTTTTGGTGATAGAGAAAGATCCAAGAAAGACAAGTTCAATGCATTTAAAGTATGATGAGGCTTTGCATTGTGCAAAAGCGTTTGAGGACTATTTTGGAAATTTCAATCGTGTAGATGAATACATGAGAGATCAGAAACTGAACTCTCTTGCCGATCTACCAAGTAATCCTTTGTTTCCCATTGAAGACGATTTGTTTTCAGACTTCACGATGAATCCAAATGATATGGATTTTGAAGTGTGTGAAATCTCAATCGAAACGTGGGAAACATTATTGAACATAACTTCTTCTCATATCAACATTTCACCTGTTGGTCGTCAAGTCAGATTGGCTGTCAAAGAAAAGAATACCGGTAAGTTTGTCGGTTTCATTCGTCTTGGTTCTCCAGTCATCAACATGAAACCAAGAAATGAAATGCTTGGTCAGGTGTTCACACAACAACCAGAGTGGTCCAAAAGATTCAACGATTCTTCAATGATGGGTTTTGTGATTGTTCCGTCGCAACCATTCGGTTACAACTATCTTGGCGGTAAACTTTTGGCTGCAATTTGCACCAGTCATGAAGTTCGTGAGATTGTGAACAAGAAGTACAATATGAATATGTGTCTCTTTGAAACAACAAGCCTCTATGGAAGTTCAAAGACAGTATCTCAATATGACGGAATGAAACCTTTTATTCGTTACAAAGGCTTGACAGATTCAGATTTCATACCTATGATGCATGGTAAACCTTATGAAGAACTTAGAAAGTTTGTGGAAGATAAGGTTGGTGATATTGTTGATCCTGATGCATCAAGTAAGAAACTTAAGATCACTATGAGAATTATAGCTCTTACTAAAGCAGCTCTAAAAGGAACTACTGAAGCGGCTACATTCCAAGCAACGATTGAGAAGGCTAAAGGGTTGACAGAACAAAAGAGATATTATATCAGTGATTATGGTTTCAAGAACACGGTAGAATACGTTAACTGTAAGTCCGATATACTAATTCCCGGTGAAAACTATGAAAAACATCACTTGGTAAACTTGATTCAGTGGTGGAAAAATAAAGCATCAAATCGTTATGAAACGATATCAAAAGAAAATCGTTTGAAGACCGAACTTGAAGTTTGGACCTCAGGAAAACACATTGACATAATCAGATAAATATTTCTATTTGGGGACAATAATGGCAGGTGCATCAGCAGAACGACAAGAAACTGGCGTAATAAATGAAATAAAAAAAGCAGTTAAAAAAAATAAAAACAATCCCATAACTGTTATGGCCGGCAAAACAAAAATTGTTGGTGTCATTGATGCTGAGAAATATTCCGGAAGACAACTCGGTGGTTCCGAACCATACACCGATGTTATATTTCATGTTGTTAAAGGAAAAAAGATTGAAAAAATAAATCTCTCTTTAAAGGGTGAATCTGCACCATCACTTGCTGGTGGTGGTTTAAAGGGATTAGAACTCGCTGTTCCGGGAATTGCAAAAAAGTTTATGGACGCAGCCTTAGATCACCTCGTCAATAAAAAGAAATTAGTTGTTGGTGATAAAGTTCCGGATGTTTTTGGAAAAATTAGTAACACAGATAAAGTAAAAATTGTTGTTGGTAATGCGAAAATGGGTGGTCCAATTGATTACATGTATATTGGTCCAATGGATGTTACCGGAAAATATGATGACAAAAAGAATGTTTTGACTTTAAATGGAACAATGACTGAAGCTGTAGAGTATGCAAAAACACATGATCTTTATTTTAGATTGAGAGCTAGAAGAGAAGATCAACGTTTTGATCCATCAGCAAAAGATAGTAAAAATGTTCCAAAAATTTATGGAAAATCTCCATCAAAAGGTGATTCGGCTGGTCGTATTGTTGTTACAGATAAAACACCGTCTGGAGCTGTTATTGTAAAAATGTAAAAGGAATTTGTTTATGAGTGTGACTGTGATTATGCCAACTACTGGTGCGCCAGAGTTGAAAGATGCGATTCGTAGTGTATTAAATCAATCTTATGATACAAAATGTTATGTTGTTGCCGATGGTCCAAAGGCACACGCCAGCACAAGAATCATTACAGACGATTTTTTGGATAGAAAAAATTTAACACGATGTTTTCTACCACTTAATGTTGGTGCAAATGGCTTTTATGGGCATAGAGTGTATGCCGCTTTTACACACCTGATCGATACCAAGTATGTGGTTTATCTGGATCAAGACTGTTGGTTTGAACCAGACCACATAGAGAACTGCATCAAAACAATCGAAGAAAAGAACCTGGACTGGTCCTATTCGCTCCGCAAGGTCTGTTCTAAAGACGGACATTATATATGTAATGATGACTGTGAATCTCTCGGTAAATGGCAAACTTATCATGGAGTCAATCATATAGATACTAACTGCTATTGCATAAAAACAGAAGTTGCGATAAAATTAGCACAAGTTTGGCATGGTGGTTGGGGTCAAGATAGAGTTTGGTTGAATGTGTTATCACAACATTTTTCAAAATTCGACTGCACTGGAAAGTATACAGTCAACTATCGCGTCGATGGTAATGCAGGTTCAGTAAATGCTGACTTCTTCTTAAATGGTAATGCAGTGATGAAGCAAAAATATAATGGAGAATTTCCGTGGCGAAAAATTTAATTATCGGTGGTTTCACCAACTATGAGATCAATCAATTAAAACCTTGGGTACTATCAGCAAAAGAAATTTCTGGTGATAATGATATTGTTCTGGTGACAGGAAAAACATCTGTACAGACAATTGATTGGTTGAAAAATCAAGGTGTCATTATTGCTCCTATGAAAAATGTTGATGGTGTGCCAATTCATGTTCTACGTTTTCTTTCGATCTACGAATACCTCAGACACAACTGGTCAAAGTACAAGTTCGTTGTAACAACGGACGTAAAAGATGTTTTCTTTCAATACACTCCATTTGCATACATGGAGAACAACATCACACCAGAGATTAAATTGATTGTTGCTTCTGAAGGTCTACGATACAAAGATGAACCTTGGGGTGATGACAATCTTAAACAATCTTATGGTCCATATGTTTACGAACAATTCAAAAACAATGTGATCTATAATGTTGGAACATTTGGTGGTGTCTCAGAATATGTTAAAGATATGGTCTTCAATATCTTTACAAATGCAATCAACAGACCAATTCCCATTTGCGATCAAGCAGTATTCAACGTACTAATTGGAACGCAACCATTTAAAGACATTGTTCTACATACAGATAATTGGGCTTGTGAAGCTGGTACTGTCGCAGATCCAACAAAGATCGACTACTTCCGACCAAATCTTCTCTGTTATGAGCCTGTATTCAGAGATGGACATGTTTATACGCACGATCAATATGTTTTTCCAATCGTACACCAATATGATCGTGTTCCTGAGTGGAAGAAGTTTGTTATGGAAAAATATAACCAAGAAGATGAAACACAATACTTTACTTATAGGACCGCATGATGAGTGACATTATTACATTTAACACAGAAACTGAGGCTTTTGGCATTCAACCTGGAACATTCAAGTGTTCTGGTTATGGACTTGGTGCAATGATCAAAGACATGCAAAATCCAAGAGTGTTAGAAATTGGTTGTGATATTGGTGATACCACACAATTTCTTCTCGACAGTAATCCAACTTGCACTTTGACTGGTGTAGATCCTTATGTGAACTATGTTGATTGGAACGGAAACAATCTAAACGAACGCGAAGTTGTATATCAGAGGTTCATGAACCGAATGTCGAGTTATAGTAATCGTTTTACTTTGTTGAGAGACTATTCGGACAATGTTGTTGATAAAGTAGAAGACGATTCTTTTGATGTTGTTTTTATTGATGGTCTTCACACATATGAACAACTGACTAAAGATTGTGCAAACTTCTACTCAAAGTTGAAGACTGGTGGTATTTTTGCTGGCCACGATTATAACGCAATTGTTGGTGTACGAAAAGCAGCACATGAATTTTCTTTCAAAGTTGGAAAAGAAATTGTTTTTACAGAGTGTGATGTTTGGTATTGGGTAAAATGAAAAATTGCATAGTTCTATCCGGACAATACCGGACATTCGATCAGACATGGGAAGGCATCAAGGCTTTCATTGATGCAAATGACCTGGACGTTTATTGTCACCTCTGGTCCGACAGTAAAGAAGAGTTTGATAATGTGGTCGAGAGACTGAAACCCAAAAGAATCAAATCTCAAAACTTTGAACTGTTTAAAGATCAGTTTGAAGAAATGGAAAAGAGAATTCGACTTGCACATCCAAAAAATCCAAATCAAGACAGGATTGCTGGTAATGCATCTATGAATTTTAGTAGAAAACAAGCTTTCGATTTGGTTGATGAAGAATATCATACACTGGTTTATTGCCGTTATGATATCAGGATGAATCCAATATTCACATTCGATAAAGTTGATATGTTGATTACTCCATTTGAGGAATCATATAATCTCATATCAGATATCTTTGCAATCATGCCTTTCGAATATGCAAAACATTATTTCTTATATGATGAATATGAGAGATTGCACTCAACACCTTTTGAAAAAGAGTTTGAAGATTACCTTAGAAACGAAAAGAAATATGGTGAAGAGAACATCAGGATTCACAAGGAAGATAGATACTGTCCACACATGATGTTGTTGCGTCATATATACATGAACAAGTTACGCGGTGTTACAACGGACAAATTAACAGTATCGATTCAAAGATGAAAATTGCATTATGTTTTTCTGGTCAGGCCAGATCGTTTGAAAAAGGTTACGAATATTACAAAAGAAACCTATTGGATCATTACGATGTAGATGTATTCATTCATAGTTGGAAATTTGAAAATGAAAGACAGTTGTTGGAACTTTACAAACCAACATCTTATCAATTCGAATCGCCACCATTAGGTGACTATGATAATATCTATATAAACACACCAAACGCGCAGAAATATCCTCCAAGATTCACCTATCGCATGTTCTATTCGATGAACCAGTGTAGAAAACTGGTCTTTGATGAATATGATTGGGTGATTCGTTCGCGTACAGACTATGCATTGAATGTTAAGATACCTTTTTCGGATCTGGATAACACCAAGTTGTATATACCAAATTGCAGAATGGTACCGACAAGAGATTTTGGTAATGACCAGTTTGCATTTTCATCTAAACAAAACATGATGAAATATATGTCAACATATGAAAATATTGATGAGTATTACAATTCGGGGTACCAGTTTATTGGCGAAGAGATGATGAAAGCCAATCTACACAAACACAATTTGCATGGCGATAATCTTGTCTATGTTAACATGCAAAATCCTTTTCCGCCTGGCGCACACAACGGAACATGGCATTCATTGATTCGGGATGACTACGAACAATGGACAAAATCATAAAGGAATTATCGGGACATTCTGGCAGTAAAATCTACTTGATGCAAGATTCCCGAGGATTGTTTGTTAGAAAAATAAACAATGTGCAAAGAAATTATGAAAGAATGTTGGCACTTTATGGTATTGGTTACAACATACCAAAGATATACAATTACACAGAAAATGTAATAGACATGGAGTATATTCATGGATTAGATATGAAAAACTATCTGATTCATAATACGACAACAAAACTCGAAAACTTCATAATAGAAACTTTCAATTCTTTTGCCAAATCATCCACCGAAAAAGATTACACTGAAGTATATGAAAAGAAACTTGAGTGGTTGAAAGACAATACGGAACTGCCATTCACAAAAGAACAGTTAATTGAAAATCTACCGAAAAAATTGCCTAGTTCTACATATCATGGTGATTTGACACTAGAAAATATATTACACACAGATTCTGGTTTCTATATGATTGATGCGGTTTCTATTGAATATGATTCTTACATATTTGATATTGCAAAGATGCGTCAAGATTTAGAATGTAAATGGTTTTTGCGTAAGACTGACGTTCTGTTAGATTATAAATTACAAAACATACAAGATAGGTTGAGAAAAGTTTATCCCTTGGCTTTCAACGATAACTTGTTGATACTTATGTTATTGAGAGTTTATCTACATACTAAAGATGGTGACTTTGAACGCGAATTCATTTTGAGAGAGATTAAAAGACTATGGAAATAATTGTACCTGCTGCGGGTTTATCGACAAGATTCCCGAACATGAAACCGAAATATCTGTTGTATGATTACAAACACGATATGATGTTGATGAATGCACTTAGACCTTTCATCCAAAGAGGTTATACAATTCATATTGGCATTCTGAAAGAACATGAAGAGAAATACAGGGTTCGCGAACAAATAAAACATGAGTGTCCCGATAATATCAATTGTGTTATCATTGACAAACCCACTAAAGGACCTGCCGATACGGTTTATCAAATCATAAAGTCTTCAAATCTTAAAGATGGGGAAATATTCATCAAAGATTGTGATAGTTATTTTGATCACGAATTCACAGAAGGAAACTATGTTTGTGTTTCCAAGATATCTCAACACGAAGTCCTGAAGAAACTTGCATCTAAGAGTTTTACTATTTCAAATGAAAATGGTATTATTACCGATATCGTTGAGAAACAGGTTGTTTCCGATACATTCTGTGTTGGTGGTTACAAATTCTCTTCTGCAAATACTTACAGACAATCGTTTGAACAGTTACAGACCAACCGAGAAGTATTTGTTTCCGATGTGATTGGTCGTTGTATTAATGACAAGTTGGTTTTCACCGAGAAGGTGGTAACAAGCTATGTCGATGTTGGTACCGCACAAGACTGGTTCGAACACAACAATAAACCAGTAATTTTCTGCGACATTGATGGCACAATCATTAAGGCACAATCTAGACTGGATTTGGAAGCTGGCGTGCCAGAAGTTCCTCTACAGAATAACGTAAATCGTTTACTGGAACTACAGGACAAAGGTGCACAATTCATCTTCACTTCTGCTAGAGAAAATCAATACTTGTCACAAACAAGAGATATGTTATACAGACTCGGTTTCAAGAGTTTCAATTTGATTTGTGGTCTACAGAATTCGTCTAGAATATTGATCAACGATTTCAATGAATCTAATCCTTATCCGAGAGCTGAGGCAATTAACCTTTATCGCGATTCCGACAACCTGAGTCACTACCTATGATACCAGATAAAACACTTTTTATTGTGACTTCATCACTGAAACCCGCAATGGGTGTTTTCAAAGATGATGAAAGATTTTCACAAACTGTTGCATCTTTAAAATCGATAAGAGAAAAAGTACCAGAAGCAATTATCTTATTTGCTGATGTTTCCGTTAGACCAGTTTCACAACTAGAAAAAGAAACTTTGGCCAGTTTATCCAATTACTATTTGGATTTAAGTGAAGAACCAAACACCAGATACTGTGCAATTAATGGTTTGAAAAGTCATGGTGAAAACTGTTTACTGTTTGCAACTATCGCAACACTTAAACAAGATATTGGCTTGAGTAAAATGTTAAGTTCAGTAAACCGCATATTTAAGTTTTCTGCGAGGTCCGAACTTGAAGATAGTTTCAATATTAAGGACTATGATAACACTTTTGGTAAGTTTGTTTTTAAGAAAAGAATACCAACTTGGACTGGAGACGTAAAGTTTGGTGCAGACCATCTATTAATTACTAGAATGTGGTCTATGTGTCCATCCTTAATAGACACCTATTTATCTGTAATACAAGAGAACCTAAAATTGTTATCTAATGGTATCGCAGATACCGAACATGCACACTTTGTAAACATACCAAAACAATATCTAACAGAATTTGATAAGATACATTGTTGGGGATGGCTTGCAGGAAACGGTCAAATCGAACATTATTGAGTACTATATATCGAACCGAATATTTGACATTTTTGCCATGGTGTAGTAAAATCCATTATAAATAAATCTACGGGCAACCAAAGTGTGTTGCATTCAAAGGCAAAATTAATGAAATCTTTCAGATCGTTTATAACAGAACAGATTGAACCAGAAGAAGAGGGTGCAAGCCGTCAGATTAAACATTTGACGCACGTTGAAGATCGTCCTCTCCAGACAGGAGAAAAGGGTGCTGCTCGTGCAATAAAGTCTTTGGCAGCTGCGGCAGACCATATCAAAAAAGGTAAGAAGACTTCCGAACTGACAACAAAATATGACGGTTCTCCTGCCATAGTTTATGGTCATCATCCAGAAAATGGCAAGTTTTTTGTTGCATCGAAATCTGCATTCAACAAGACACCGAAGGTCAACTATACTGCGGCAGACATTAGGAAGAACCATGGACACGCCCCAGGCTTGGTTGCAAAGTTAACAGACGCACTGAAACATTTACCCAAGGTTGCACCGAAAGAAGGTGTGTATCAAGGTGACATGATGTTCTCGGATGCTGACAAAAAGAAATCGGAGTCTGGTGGAACAGCCTTCAATCCAAATCCATCTGGTTTGACATACATTGCTCATGGTGACCACAAGAAGGCAGTGGACAAAGCAAAAATAGGTGTTGTAACTCATCTCTCCTATCATGGTGAAAACGCCAAGAGTTTAAATGCTTCACACGAAGTCAACCACGAAAAGTTTGGAAAACACCCTGATGTGTTCTCTGTTGACCCCAGAATGGACACATCAAAGGTTCATTTCAGTCCAAAAGAACAAAAAGAATTTCAGAAACATCTGAACATGGCACAAAACATACATGAACTGCATGGCGACGATATGTACGCTGGTACAAAACTACACCATGGCATCGGTGGCCATCTAGAGACCTACATGAACCACACAGTTAGAACTGGTGAAGAACCGAATCACCAAAATTTCAAGAACTGGTTAGAAGCAAAGAAAAATAAAGATATCGAAAAGTTAAAGGTTGAGAAGAACAAAGTTGCAAAACAGAGTGAACTCAAATCTGAACTTGGAACAATAGAGAAGAATAAGAAACATTATAATAATCTATTCAAGATGCATGGTCATTTGCAATCGGCAAAAAATGTTTTAATTGGTGTTATGAATCAACATCAACAATTCGAACACCAACACGGTGGTGAGAGTGCTAATCCTGAGGGTTATGTTTTTCACCATGATAACGACACCGATAAATTTGTGAATAGAGCCGAGTTCTCTCGCAGAAACTTTGCAGGAATTAGGAACTTCTAAGATGAAATCATTTAAAGGTTTCTTAATAACAGAAGGTCGAGGATTAATGTCGGCTTCCGGCAGAGATTCTGAAGATCATATAAAAAAATATATTCAACCACACATCGGTTCAAAAGAATATACACACACTTTAGCCAAAGAACATGAAGATTTACCTGCCGGTTCGAAACTTAGATTGACAGGTGTTTTCAGATATTTGGATGGAAAAGCACATGTAAATGCTATCGATCATGTTGGTGAAAAACACACCATACCAATTTCTAAACTGTATAAACCAGGTGAGGCAAAACCCAATAAGGGACATGATTATGAAAATAAGTTTGTGGATAGATTGAAACATCACGGAATTATGCCGAAACACCTTTCCGGTGCCGGTTCAACCGCCGGAACAGACTTTGCTGTTGAAAATAGAAAAACGGGAAAATTTCATCCGGGTACAGTTAATGGCAATTTGTTAAATGGTGAAACAAAACATGGCACATCAGCGGCTATGGGACAGTTAACAATTCACCACACAAAAGAAAAAGGCTGGCACATTGGCGATGAGGCAAGAGCTAACAGACCTCTTTATGCAAAACATATTGAAGAATCTGGTATACTGGACTACATGAATAAACATCATTCCAAACCAGAAAAGTCTGAGACAACTAAATCTGGAAGAGCAAAATCTATAAAAATTGAACATCCAAATTTAGATCCGGCCGACGCATATTTGCAAGATCATGGTGTGCATGTTTTACAGGTCGGCGGATTTGGTACTTACAGCGTTGGTGATAAAGATCGCACAGGTCATGGTCTGCCAAAAATTTCTGGTAATGGTGCATTCATAATTAGAGAAAAACAAAAAGGTAATAAGTTTGCAAGAACGGTTGCTTTTCATCCAAATGGAAAAAAAGGCTTAAATAAAAGCCATGTAGATTTAGATAATGATGAACATCTGTTCAATTTTAAAAAGAGTTTAGGATTTAAAGACTAATGAAATCTTTCTTAGAAAAATTAGAAGACGATTCTAAGACCAAGAGTCCCGTTGTTATGGCTTTTGGTCGCATGAATCATCCCACTATCGGACACGAAAAACAGATTGATAGCGTGAAAAAAATCGCGAAGGATTACAACGCGCCGCATCATGTGATCATTTCTCATTCAGTTGATTCTAAGAAAAATCCTTTAACTGTTGATAAAAAACTAAAACATGCAAAAAGATTTTTCCCAGATACAAATATTGAAACATCCAGCAAAGAACTTCCTTCTTTCTTGCACCATGCACAAAAACTGAATCAGCTGGGTTACGATCACCTAATCATGGTCGCCGGTTCAGACAGAATACCAGAATATGAAAGTAAACTGAAACAATTCAACGGCACAGCAAAAGGTTCGATGTTCAACTTCAAAAAAGTTGAAGTTAAGTCTGCGGGACAAAGAGATCCTGATGCTGAAGGTGCGGAAGGTATGTCTGCATCAAAAATGAGAGAACATGCCGCAAACAATCGATTCAATGATTATGTTGATAAAGATGGTAAAAGAAAGCCTGGTTTCAGAAGTGGTATTCCTGCACATGTGCCAGAAAAACATGCAAGAGAACTTTTCCGTGATGTTCGCAAGGGAATGGGTCTGAACGAAGATGTGAATCGTGGACTATTTAAAGCCATATTCGTAACTGGTGGTCCAGGTTCTGGTAAAGATATCATCATCCGTGAAGCAATTGCAGAAAGCAAGGCAGTCGAACTCAATTCTATTCAAGCTTTCGATTTTCTTATGGACAAACAGAAACTGTCTGAAAAATCAAACGATGTTAAACTGGAGTCCATTCGAAATCGCGGTCCTCTGATCATTAATGGACCAGCGGACGACCAAAAGATCGTTAGAATAAAAGAAGAACTAGAAGAGTTGGGTTACGAAACTTTCATGGTCTTTGTTGATACAACAAATGAGGCAAGTAAAGAAAGAAACGAAAAACTGGCGAAAATGATTGCCGAATCTGTCAGATATGACAAGTGGAAGTTAGCTCAAGCCTGCAAAGAATCTTTCTCAGAGAGGTTTGAGAACTTTATTAACTTCAATAACAGTTCTTCATTAGAAGAAATAGAAGAAGATATTACAGACGTTTACGGAAAAATAAATAGGTTCATTGAGAACAAAAATTACAATGAAATTGCGTTCTCTTGGTTGCAAAGTCGCGGTAAAGTCAATATCGCAGAATCATATGATTTATTATTTAAGGAAGATGAAAAT